AAGGCAATTAGAAAATGAGCAAAAAGTAATTGACTTAACAAAGCAAATACAAGATGAGAGAACAAAGCAAATAAAATTACAGACAACTGTTGATAGCCAAAATTTATTAGCAAAACAGGAAGCTAATATTTTAACATCTAAACAGGCTGAAATTGTAAATAAATATTTAAAAGCAGGAGCAAAAGAGGCGGAATTAACTAAACTAAAAAATAATCTACTTACCGATTCAAATTTACTAACTGAAAAAAATATTCAATTAGAAAAATCTGTAAATGCTGAAATTGCAAAAGGAGGTAAAATTAGTGGAGATATTGGAGGTAAAGGAGCAGGTGCAAAAGCTGAAAAGGATGTTCAAACAGTTGCTGAAATATTAGCAAAATTAGATATTGAATTAAAAAAGGTATCTAATGCAGTTGATATAACATTTGGACAAGGGAATAAAGATAAGGTAAAAGCGTTTGCAACTGCAATTGATAGTTTAACTGAAATCAAAGCAGACGGAGGTATAATAAAAAGCATACAAAATCAACTATTAAATACTAAAGATGTTGAAGCTAGTGCTAGGACTTTAGGAGTTACAACTGTAACCGCATTTTCAGGCGGATTTGCGGCGGCGGCTACAACAATTAAAGGAATTACATTTAAGCCTCAATTTGATTTACTTAATCAGGAATTAGTTGCCTTTAATGAATCATTATCTAAAATTGTTAGTGGTGGTTTAACAGAAACTTTTGCTGGTATAGGAACTGCGATTGGAACTGCAATGGCTAATGGAACTAGTATAGCTGGCGCATTGGGTCAGACATTATTGAGTAGTTTAGGGAGCGTATTAGGCCAATTAGGTCAAATGGCAATTGCTACCGGGGTGGCTATTTTAGGAATTAAATTATCATTAAAATCTTTAAATCCAGTTGCTGCAATTGCAGGTGGGGTTGCTTTATTAGCTTTATCCGGTTATGTAAAAGGAAGAGCAAGTAAAATGAGCGGATCTATGGGTGGAGGCGGAGGGGGCGGCAATATGTCAGCTCCAGTTCCACAAACAAGCGCAGCAATTAGTACAAGCGCTGCCGGTTCGGCTCAGGATTTTGGCGGTGGTCGGGTTGTATTTGAAATATCAGGTACTAACTTAATCGGAGTATTAAACAGAGCAGGCGCAAAATTAACTAGATTTGGATAATGGCATATTTTGAAAAGTACTATTTTAGTTTTTATGCAGACAGAGATACTCGAATAGTTGGCGGTTTGCCAGATGAGTACGTTTGCAATATTTTGCAGTTAGATTATGCAGGGGAGCCAATTGAGATACAGGCACAACAAAATCCAATTCAGATAAACTATCAAAATACATCTAATTTAAAACTTGATCCTATTATGGGGTCAGAGTGTACGTTAAATTTAATAGCAACTGATGTTTTAGAATTAGAGGATTTATATACCGAAAATGAGCGCGAGTTTATGGTTGAGGTTTATAGGAACAGCGATTTAATTTGGACTGGGTTTATCATTCCGGATGGATGTCAGGAGTCTTTTACTTTTGCGCCTTATGCCATATCAGTTAATGCGGTTGATGGATTAGGGTTATTAAAAAACCTATCCTATGTACAAAATGATGGCAATTTTTATTTAGGTAAGCAAAGTTTTATTGAGGTTATAAATGCCTGTTTAATTAGGTTAGATTCCCCAAGTTTAGTTTTAAATACTTGCGTAAATATTTATGATGTAACGATGACTGAGGGGGATGCCTTTGATCCTTTGGCTCAGGGTTTTGTCAATAGTGAACGTTATATAAAAGATGACCAGTTTACTCCAATGAATTGTGAGGAGGTTTTAAAATCTATACTTGAGGAATGGACTGCGGTCATGGTACAAAGTGAGGGGCAATGGTATATTTTTAGACCAAATGAGTTAGCGCTAACAGGCGATTTGGTATTTAGAAAATATTTAGATGGGCAAAGAGTTTACGATCAGCCAACATTTACGGCGGATTTAGATGCTTTATTAGGAGGCGAAAGTGAGGGTATAATTGATGCTCCATATTTTCATATTAATACGGATCAGTTAAAGATGATTGATAAGCCTTATAAAAACGCTTCAATGGCTTATAAATATGGTCAGTTAGCAAACATTTTAGATAACCCAACTTTATTTGGAGCCTTTACTGATGGGGCAGGAGATCCGCTAGGGCCTAGAGATGATATAACTATACCTGAATGGACAAAAGCCGGAACTGTTTACAATGGACTATATCCAGGCGGAGGTGTTATATTTTATAAGGTTACAGGATTTAATAATGCTAATTATTTTGAGAATGACAGGCATTTTGTTGTTACAGAAAACATATTATTAAGGATAGATTTTAATTATATAAGCATACCAGTAGATACAACAACCGATATGATTTTTGGTTTGGAGTTAAATGATGGGTCAGATACTTGGTATTTACAACCTCAGCAAGATGGTATATTCCAATGGAAAAAAGATGTTCCATTATTTGAGTGGTTTCAAGTTAGATCCAATTTTGGTATATCAGCTGATTTTATAGTTACTGCGCCAACTCCAAAAGATGGAACAATTACTTTTAAAATTTATCCGCCTGACAATACAGTCGGGGATATTGTTTATACAAATATCACGTTAAGAGAGCAGGTAAGGGAAGGTGATCCGATAGGAGAAATTCATACGGCTACGCAAACAGGAAAATTTACATTTGTGCCTCCAACTGTTCAAGTATTTAATGGAGATAGTCCTAGTGAAATGTTTACAGGTGCAATTTATGGAGCTGATGAGGTTACCTTAACAAGCGAATGGAATAGGAGAGGATTAAGTGAGTCTGTTATAGCATTGCCTTATTCTATAAGCAAAGAGTTTTTAAGGATAGCAGTTGAAGAAAAACAAAGGTTATACGCTGGGCCGTTTGTTCAGTTTGAGGGTTCCATATTTGGATACTTTAATCCGCTGACTAGATGGAGCATTAATTTAATAGATGGTTATTTTATGAATTTAAGCCTAAACTATGATTTGCAGCCTAATATTTGTAAAGCCGTTTTAGGTCGAATTATAAATGAGGAGATAGCAATGGATTATACATTAGTACCTGATTACGGCGAAACTACAAAAGTAACTATTAAAGCAACATGATGCTATTTATAAATGATATGCCGGTTGGATGTTTGAGTAGTGTAAGCCGTTCAGAGCAAATTAGCTTTATTGGAACGTGTAAGACTAGCGCAAATGGTGCGCAAACTCAGTTGGGGAGGTTGTACACATATTCAATTCCGTTTGAGGGTGTTATGACTACAAGCAATGAGATAATCTCCTGGACAGGCTTAAAAGCGCTTGAAAGGATTAAAATTAATTGGGAAATAGTTGGAGAGGATACTGAGGCTGGTCAGGGGTTTATTGAGAATTTAGAAATAATCGGTGCGGTTGGGGATTTTATCACTTTTAATGGGAGCATAACAGGCTATGACTAATTTAATGCTTTACATCAATGATCTGCCGGTTGGTTGCTTATTAAGCAATGGATTGAGCGAGTCTATTAGTTTTATTAAGACTTGCAAAAGTACTGAGGAGATGGGCCAAAAACAGTTGGGCCAATTGCATTCTTATTCAGTTAATTTTGAGGCGGTTTATTCCGTAGATTCAAGCGTAATTAGTTGGAATGAGTTAAAAGATTTGGGCCGGAGCAGGTTGCTAATGGATTGGTCAATGATTAATTTAGAAACGGATGAGGGCGATGCCGGCGAGGGGTTTTTAGAGAATTTAGAGATTACCGGAGTTAGTGAGGATTTTGTTAAATTTGCAGGAACTATTACCGGTTATGGGCCAATTGTAGATGCTGGAGTTGAGTATTTTGTTTGGGCGCAAAGTCCAGGTAATTTTGTTGATAATGGTGGTGGAGAGTATATATTTGTAAATTAAGAAAGATATGCCAGTTATAAATGGAGTGTACACTAAAGATTTTCCGGCATTAGGCAGAGCGCCAATTGATACGGATATAATTCCGATTGCGGAGGTTGCTAATCAAATAACCTTTAAAACTACAATCGGAGAGATATTTAACGCTAAAGTTTTTGGAACGGCTGGAGCAATTCCAAAATTTACCTCAGGCAATACGCTAGGGGATTCAATTATAACGGAGCTAAGCGATAAAATAGGCATTGATATTGCAACTCCAAATAACAAGCTATCCATTAACTCTACGGATCCTGGGTCCGGTTTAGATTTACAAATAGGAGCTACATCATATGCAAGATTTGGAATTATAAACCCAGGATTGCCAGGCGAGCCAGGAATAGATAATGATTGCTTTATTGGATCAACTATTAACAATGATTTTTTAGTACGGACAAATAATATTGAGGCATTAAGAATAGATACGGCCCAAAGGCTAACAATCGCTAACATTCAAAACGCTTTAGCGGATACAGATAAATTTCTAGTTTCTGAGGGCGGAGTAGTTAAATATCGGACAGGAGCGGAGGTTTTAGCAGATATAGGTGCTGGAGTTGGCTCGGTTACTAGCGTAGGTTTAACAATGCCAGTAGCGTTTAGCGTTGCTAATTCACCAATTACAAGTGCAGGGACTTTAGAGGTTACCGCAATAGGTACGGCTTCTCAATACATTCGAGGCGATGGAACTTTGGCGACTATACCATCGACATCAAGCGGAGGTGCTAATGTTAATTATTATTTAAATGGTTCGGTTGCTGCAAGTGTAGCGACTTATAAGCAAATGGATAACAGTGCCGTTATTGGCGCAGGTACTGATTTCAATTTAACAGGTAACGGCTTAATTGCTCAATTCTTAACAGATGCAGGTAATCCTAATAGATTGCTTATTCCGGGCGGTGCATGGAATTTTGAGATGTACTTTAATATTAGCTCAAGCGGTGGCAATTCTAAATTTTATGTCGAATTATTAAAATACGATGGAACGACTTTTACAAGTATTGCAAGTTCAAGTGCAGTTCCCGAAGAAATAACAGGGGGAACAACAACTGATTTATATATCACATCTTTAGCAGTTCCCGAAACTACTTTATTAATCACCGATAGGCTAGCTTTAAGGGTTTACATTGTAAACAATTCAGGCGGTCGTACAGTTACTTTACACACTGAAGATAATACTTTGTGTTTAGTAACTACAACTTTTGCAGGTGGCATTGCAGCATTAAACGGATTAACCGCTAATACTCAATATTTTGCGACTGGAACGACTGGAAGCGATTTTAATATTTCAAGTGTTTTAGATACTCATACTTTTAACATTCCGAGTGCGAGTGCAACCGCTAGGGGTTTGATTACCACAGGAACGCAAACGATAGCAGGTGCAAAGACATTTAGTAGTGATTTAACAGTTAATGGTGTTAATATTGGTTTAGGTGGAGGTGCGATTAGAAGTAATACGAGGGTTGGAAATCTTGCTTTAAATGCAAATACAACAGGAGCTAATAACATTGCAATTGGTTTACAAGCGCTTTATAGAAATACATCGGGAGTTCAAAACACTGCAATTGGCGTTTATTCGCTTACTTACAACACAACTGGGAATAATAATACCGCAACTGGTATTAATACTCTTCAATCCAATATATCAGGCTATGAAAATACTGCAAATGGTGCTGATGCGCTTTATAGAAATACAACAGGATTTAAAAATGTAGCTTATGGAGCTTATTCACTTTATAATAACACAATAGGATTTAATAACGTAGCTAATGGAGTTAGTGCGCTTTTTGGCAATACAACAGGAGTTAATAATGTAGCAAGTGGACTTAATTCAGGTGATGCAAACACAACTGGCTCAAATAATATATTTTTAGGTTATAATTCAGATGGCGAATCTGCAACCGAAAGCAATAGAACTTGGATAGGTAATGCCGATACTACATCTACATGGCTAGGTGGTAACTTGCTTTTAGGTTCACGAACAAATGCTACAAGTGATAAGCTACAAATTACAGGGGGCGCAAAGATTACAGGGATAATCACTTTGGGAACGGGTGCAGATTCCTACGTTTACGATTCAGGTGGTAGTTTGATATTACAAACTGGAGCTTCTGCTAGATTAACTATTAATTCAGCTGGAAATACTACTCTTTCAGGGACTTTAAATGGAACAAGTGCTACGTTTAGTGGGAATGTTTTTGTAGGTGGAGCTACGGGAGTATTCCCAACTACTGGTAGAGGATTATTAGAAGTAAATGGAACAACAAATGCTTTATTGGGTTTAACAATAGGTAGCTCTGCCAAAGCCTATTTTTATCACGATGGAACTAATTTAGGAATAAAAACATATACTGGAAATATTACTTTTGATAATGCTACTAGCACCGCAATGACCTTGACTGCGGGGGGTAATTTATTAATTAATGGAGTTTCAGATTTTGGTTCAGGTTCTAAATTAATTGTTACTGGAACAATAACAGGTGGTTCATCAACTTGGAATAATAGTAACACAGGTGGCGCTATTCAAATGTTTTCAGATAATGCAAATTATGGTACTATTTGGGCATTAAAAAATGGTAATCAAGCTTGGGGAAATATAGTTATTGCTCCATTAGGCGGTAACGTACTAATAGGCACTACAACAGATGCAGGTTACAAGCTAGATGTTAATGGGACTGGGAGGTTTAGTTCAGATTTAACCTTATCTTCAACTGGGAATGCTTTTATAGTATTAAATAATACAACACCAAGTACAGGAAGGCAGTGGAGATTTAGTTCCGCTGCTAATGGTACATTATTTATAACTCAGGTTGGGGTTATAGATGTTGTACAAATCGCGCCAACAACAGGTGCAACTACATTATCAAATTTAGCGGGAACAGGAAGCAGGGCAGTATTGGCAGATGCTAATGGTTTATTATCAGCTCCAGTTTCAGATATTTCAGTAAAAGAAAATATTAAACCTATTGGTTATGGCTTAAATGAAATTGTTAAAATGAATCCTGTTTGGTTTGACTTTGTAGATGATTACAAAAACTTTGGCGAGGGCAGACAAAACGGAAATATAGCACAAGAAATGCAAAAAATAATACCTTTCCGCTTTCTTTATGCAACCTTGTTGCATTATTGCGCCAAACCTGAACATTTGCAAAAACGTTCATAGTCTGGTTTATCTTTAAATTTTCTAATAGTTTTCTGTACATGATGCAAATATAAGATTATTTTTATAATAATTTTCCTTTATAGATCCGAAAGTTTTTTACTGAGTAGGTATCATCTGTGTTTACTTTGATGTGAGCAAAGCCATGAGCATAGTTATTTGCAAATGGAGAGTAGTCAGGAGATAACTCGCAAAGGCATCCAGTGGTCCATGTTGTAGTCATTTCAGCATCTAAATTTGTTTCAGTATGCTCACTAATTTTGTGAACGTGACTGCAAATAGTTGATTGTTTAGCTTTCATGAATAAACCTCTGGCCGAATTAACAGGAGCCATAAAGCCTCTAAAAAACAAATGTCCATGATGGATATGCAATTTACCTGCCTTTACTAAAGTTTTATCTCCGATTAGATGAATGCGTTGCTCATTCAACTTCAATCTTTCCTCCAGTTGGTAGTAAGGGTCATCAAATATTTCTGGAGCTTTAGACATCAGCCAATGCTCGTACCTAACATCATGATTACCTTTTAACCAATATATCTGAGCATTTGGAAACGCCTCCCTTAGAATGACTAAAAACGCCTTTGTAGAATCAAACTCAAATTTAATAGACCTTTTACGAGGATCCTTCTCAAAACGTGACATTTGATAAAAATCAATCAAGTCCCCATTGATAATAATTGTATTTACTTTTTGCTCTTTGCCATAATCTAAAGCTAAAGTAATCGCCTTAATATTGTGATATGGTATATGTAAATCAGAAATTAGTAGTATGTTATTATCAGCCAATGGCAATATATAAGGCTCTCTTATTTTTTCCTCTGATTCGGGCAATTTATAGGGATTGTAATTAAAGGCCGGCTCAACGTGAAAGGTTTTATCCTTTGAGTTGTACGAACCCATTTTGCCCCGTACCCTCCTTACACATGACCTTGCAGATTCCAAATCTTTCCAAATTAAAACGTTCTCTTTGTAAGCCTTTTTAGCTATTGTTAAGTCCGCATGATTTGGGAACCTTTCAACATAGCTTGCCATTAATTCTATTTTATTCATAAGGAAAATACTTAGTTTGGTTATTTAGTTTAAATGCTTTTAAAACCTGTCCTCTTTGTTGATTTTTGCTATAAGAAACGTGGACCCATGCAGGATTATCATCATCCCCAAATTCAAAAATTAGCTGATCGAAGGGTAAATTATCTTTTATAAAATCAAAAACCTGCCTATTTGTAATTGAGGTTCCATCTTGGTCTATGTCAATAGCCTGGCCCTTGCAATGCTGACTAGATGCAGATCCGCCAATTTTTGCGTTCAACTCCTTACTGCGATATCCTGAGCTGATCCGGATAGGCACTTTAAAATGATCCCTAATAGGCTGAAATATCTTTTCGGCTAGTAGCTTGAAATTCTGAATATGCTCCGGAGTTGGCTGGTTATTTATCGCATGCCTTTTGGCTGATTCGCTTCGAGTAACCTCTGACAAATCTAAATTTTCTGATAGTTTCATTTTTTCTTGAATACCTTTTCAATAGATGTAAAACCTAATGAGGCCCCTGCTAAAGTAGCAACTGATATTATAATGGTTTCATTCGGCGAATGTATTAATTTAATCGCTAAAGCCAGCACGCAAATAAATCCGCAAAGCCTCTTCATTGATAGCCTATCATTATCCTCTGTAAAAAATTGTTTCATGACTCTCTGTAAATTGAATAACAAATTGCGGCTGCCATTGCTTCGCCGTATTCATTAATGATTTGCTCCACGCATTCAGATACAAATTCCTCCTCTGTTTGTCCTTCGCTTGGTTTTGGTATTGGCATAATCATAATTTTAATGAATAACCGATTGAATACCCACTCATTCCATAACCTACGCTAAATAAGCCTTTCTTACGAGTTTTAAATGTTAAGGTAAGGTTATGATTAACTTTTAACATATCTTGGCTGATGTCGCTTCTTATGCCTAAATATAGGGCATCCTTTGGCTTTATCTCTATGTTGTTTGTAACTGTTATGATTTTTTCTTGAATTTGGGCCTTAAATGACCTGCCTAGTATTCGATTTCCGCTAATTGTGTCCTTAATAATATACACATTTTCCAAATGCTTAATCGTATCTGTAAATTCTTTCACTTGGTTGTAATCCTTTACAATGTAGGCAGTATCATTTTTAGTCTGATAAACAGTATCAAATACTTTACTTTTATCTTTTTGCCTTTGCTATACTTAACAAAAGTCTGAGTATTAATAACAGTATCAATTTTTGTGGTTGTAATTGTGTTTGACCGCTTCCTGACCGAAAATAAAAAAACGGACAATAATATTAAACATACTATTAATCCGTCTTTAATCACTTTTCTAGGTTTTTAGTTACCCTGTAATAATACCTAATAGCAAAAATTCCGCTGACTATTGCAACCAATGAAGCCGCTAAAGTTACAAATGGTTGAATATTTGATACTGATACAACTGCACCTGAAATGCTGATTATGGTTGCTAAATCCGCTGAACTGCTATTTGTCATCTTTTACCTGAGGTTGTAATTGTTTAACTAATTCCGCTGCAACTGACTTTACTTGAATGTGAGCAGATGTACTGTTCTCAATAACCGCTAAAACGGCTTCCCATTCCTGGACTGTCAATTCAACTTTTAACTTTTGTGGTTCTTTTTGTTCTACTTCTTTGGTTTTCATAGTGTTATTTTTTAACAAATATAATTAAATTTCTTTATCACTTTCAACTGTCAAGGAATCCTGTACAGTTGGTTCAACTATTGTCCCAATTACTGGAGCAACGTATTCCCCTGCAATAACTAAATTAAGCTCACCAGCTGCCCAATTATAAGCAACCTCGTCATCATTACCCCACTCCAAATAAGCATCGCCTGACATCGTTAAATTGCCATCAGCAACCATAACTAAGTCACTATCTAGTAAAGCATAATAAAAACTAGCACTTTGAAATAGTTCGCCACCGATTGGGCGGAGATTAAAAATGGTAGCCGTTACGGCTTGACCTTTTACCCATGTTGGGATTTCTTGAATTGTTTTCATTTTATTTATTTTTAAGTAATTCTATTTCTGCTTTTAATTCTTGTATTGCTTTGATATATACTGCATGAAGCTGGTCATAATTAATACCCATTTTCCCAGTCGAAGGAGTTGTAAATACGGCTTCAGGTATTATTTTTTGCATTTCTTGTGCAATATTTCCGTTTTGTCTGCCTTCGCCAAAGTTTTTGTAATCATCTACAAAGTCAAACCAAACAGGATTCATTTTAACAATTTCATTTAAGCCATAGCCTATTGATTGAATATTTTCTTTTACTGAAATATCCGAAACTGGAGCGGATAATAAACCATTAGCATCTGCCAATACTGCTCTGCTTCCTGTTCCCGCTAAATTTGATAATGTAGTTGCACCTGTGGAGGCTATGGTTAATCTTTCAGTTGAACCTGTATAAAACCTTATAGTGCCTACACTTGCTCTAAATGCTAATCCTCCACTACCCCCTGATAATATTCTAAAACCATCAGCAACATCATCACCGCCGCCACTAGGAGTATAACCACCGCCAAATAATTCAATTAAACCATTCCCTGCTACATTATTGTTGAATTGTAGTATATTTCTAGCAGCTGTACCTGTTGATGCATTTGATAAGGTAACAGGAACAAAAGAAGTATTAGCACTACCACTAAACCTACCCGTACCATTAACATCTAGCTTGTAACCTGCATCTGTTGTAGTGCCTATTAGTACGTTACCGCCATTTGGTTGTAATGATAAAATAAATGGAATATCAAATGCTTCTCTACCCGCTTGAATCCAAGACCCAAAATTTGGAGTTCCATTTAAAGAACCCATAAATATACCTTGGTCATTTCCTTGTACACTTAATACAGTAGAAGCCATAGATACTGTATTGCCTAAATTACCACCTCGAACTGTTGCTTTGGCTAAAGGACTTGCAGTTCCTATACCTACGTTACCGCCTGTTATATAACTAGCTCCATTTGTACTAAATACATTTTTTAAACTCCCATTATTGTATTGATATAATGTACTTGAATTATCGCCTTCTTGAGCGAAAAATGTTGAAGCATTTCCAAGAGTATTTCTTAGTAAAACATTTCCTTGTAAATCTAATCTATGGTCGGCTGTTGTTCTACCTAATGCTAAATTACCACTCGCATCCAAGGTCATTGCTTGAGTAAAGGTTATAGCGTTTCCTGCTGTGCCTGATGGAGCGGTTAGCCATTGATGACTATTTTGAACTATTTGATAAACGCCCGCTGAACTATTTGAACTATATTTCCATCCTGCATTATAATAACCGTTATTTACAACAATAGTTGCTCCACCATCTGCAAGTCCATAAAATGAACCTAATCCGCTTTGATAAACTTTTTGACTACTATCCCACGCACTCGGTGTAACTCCTAAGCCTAGATTTCCACCTGAAGGATTCAATACAAGATTTTTAGTAGACCTTGTAAAGTTTATTATTGAATAATTATTTGTTTCATTATAAATATTAAAAGTATCATTGTACGTGCTTAAAGATACCTTTAAAGCACCAGTACCAGTATAATCGGCTATAAATCCAGCTTGTGAAGCATTAGTATTTTGAAAAGCTAAACTACTTGAAAACGTAGCACTTGTACCATTTAATGCTCCTGTAAATCTGCTAGTCCCATTAACATCTAGCTTGTATAGTCCTGTGTCGTTCCTTGTACCAACTAGCAAGTTACCGCCGAGCCATGTAGATGTTGTAGATGTATTACCTATCCACGTTCTATTGTTTTCGGTTGCACTTTCACCATTAGAGTTCATTCCAACGAATATGTTATTATATCCAGTTGTATTATTATCTCCTGATGCATGACCAAAAGCAGTATTATTATATCCTGTGGTATTATTGAAAAGAGAAAAATATCCGTTTGCTGTGTTTTGGATTCCAGTTGTATTCGCAATTAAAGCATTTTTTCCAACTCTTGTGTTTGATTCTTCATTACCTCCGCCCCTGCCAATATTAATTCCGTTTACAATTAAATCATTAGTAGTAGTTAATACCTTAGTAGTATTGTTCCACGTTAACCCTGCATCCCCTATCTGCGTAGTAGTGCCATTCCAAAATGCTACTTGACCTGATGTTCCTGTACCTGTTACTGGATTAGTTAAAGCGTTTTGCTTATCATTGAAAGTGACCCAATCAGTAGAGCTTAATGCTCCCCTATTTATAGATGATGCAGTTGGTACGTTTAACGTAATTACAGGCGTTGTAGTCGAGTTTGCTACGCTAGAGTTTAAATCAGTACCCGAAGTTCCTAAAGTAAGCGCAGCAACGCTTGTAACGCTTCCTGTGCCATAAGCCGTTGAATCTACCGAGCCATCAGCTTTTAAAAACTGACTAGATGTGCCACCTGATTTGATAAATGATGCGCCTGTAATATTGCCACCACTTGAAATAGCCATAGCAGTTGTACCACCCGCCACTTGAAATAAAATTTTATTAGTAGAATTTACTCTAAAAAAAGCATTACTACCATCAACTGCAATTAAGAAAGTTTTGCTAGTACTAGAATGAGTTAATAATATTTGAGGAGTGCTAGCAACTGTTATATTAACATTACCAATAAATGTAGCTTCTCCTGTTCCTAATAATGTTAATGCTGATATATTATTACCATCGGATGCAATAGGTTGTAAAATTAATTTACCACTTCTGCCCGTAGCTGATTCTCTAACCATTGATATCCCACCCGTTCCATTATAAGTACCATCTTCCCACCTCATTATTAAATCTACTCTTTGGTTTAAAGTAGATGTTCCTGTATTTACTAATCTTAAATAAGAACTATTATCAAATGTTGTATTAATATTTGAAAAACTTGCTTCAAACTTTCCCCCCGTTGTAACACTTGAAGTAAATATTGATGCTCCATTTGTAGCATCAATAGATAATGCACTAATACTTGTAGAAGTTGATTGTCCTTTTACGAAAAAATCTACCTTGCCATATCCGGGATAACTTGACCTAATTGTTAGAACATCATAATAAGCACTTGTATTATAACCATATAAACTAAATGCCATTGATGATGAATACCCACCTGTATTTAAATTACGAACTCTTAAATAAACAGGATCGCCAACTATATCTTGTGCAAATAAACTTGATTGGGCAGTAATACCTGTACCTACACTTAAGCTACTACTAAATGATGCAGCACCGCCTGTCACTTTAAAAGTCGAACTCCCTTCTAATGTAAGTTCTACATCGGTATTATTATACCCCATATATCCTAACCTACTTCCACTACCATTATACCAATTTATATAACCCGAATGAGTCGCATCCCCTCCATTTAAAACTACCTTCCCTGTACCTGTGGTTACTGTTAATGCAGTTGAAGTTACAGTACCATAAAAAGTTGAATTACCTGATGTATTTATTTTTAAAGCAGTTATATTATTGTAATATAATAATAAATGATTTGGATTAGTTCCATAGTTTAAGCCAATACCGGCGTTATATGTACCATCTGCAAAATATAAAACAGCATCGGAGCCTCCCGTTGTAATAATTTCTCCTCGTGCTGCCGTTATAGTCATTGTACCCAAATTCACATTCCCTGTTGCACCCGAATATGGCACATAAGTTGTACCCGCTGCGGTAGTTGTTAAGTAAGTTGAGTTATCATAAGATATAGTTGTGCCACTTGCTTTTATAAAACCTGTTCCATTTAATGCCGTTTGCTTGCCATTGAATGTTGACCAATCCGCACTTGATAAAGCACCTCTATTCGTTGCACTTGCAGTTGGTACATTCAAAGTAATTACCGGAGTCGTTGTACCCGTTGCAACTGTGCTTGATAAATCCGTTCCGGTTGTACCTAATGTTAAAGCCGATACACTTGTAACTGTTCCGACATTAGTTGTATATCCATTTGGGTTAGATGCTAAATAATAAGTTGAGTTATCATAGCTTATTGTTGATCCGCTAATCTTTACAAAGCCCGTGCCACTTAAAGCCGCTTGTTTTAAATTAAATGTGTTCCAATCGGTACTGCTTAAAGCACCGGTTGCGCTTGTTGATGCAAGAGCCAGGCTTAAAGCTTGAGTACTTAAACTCAATCCGTTTGCCGTGCCTAATGTCACCGCCGCGTGTCTTGCGGCAGTATTGGCAGCCACATCCGTATTTGCGCTTACTCTTCCTTCGGTATAATATAAATTAGTTACCTCGGAAATGTTTGCAGTTGTCAAACTTACCGCACCGGTATATCCATTTACCGAACTTACGGCATCCGTGTTATCAACCTTATCCCAAGTGGTGCCATTAAAGATGGCCCAATCACCCACTTTCCAATCGGTGATGCCATCAAGGTTTGTTGATCCCGCAACACTTACGATGTAATAATATCCTTTTGTTCCGGTACTACTTGTAAGCGTTGGAGTGTTTGTTGATGCGTTCCAAACGCTTTGATAAATTGCGCCACCTAATACTCCATTGATTTGGTTTTGAATCTTACCAAATGCAACTAATATTGAGTCGGTCGCGGTTATTGATCCACCGGTAATATTCACACCGGTTAAAAGCTTTCCGGTTACGGCCGATGTACTTAATGTCACCGCCGCCGATCCTGGGCCGCTCGCAGTTGCCTCACCACTTAAAGCGGTAATGTAATTGCCCGCCGATTGTTTATTATTGAATGTATTCCAATCGGTTGAGCTTAAATAACCATTACCACTTACACCCGCTTGACTTATTGTAAATCCTCCCGTTGTATTGTTATAAGACAATGGAGCCGTTGCACTCAATCCGGTTAACGCAATATAAGCGCTTGGATTAGATGCTAAATAATAAGTACTATTATCATAGCTTATTGTAGTACCGGTTGCCTTTACAAATCCGGTGCCATTTAAAGCCGCTTGCTTACCATTAAAAGTGTTCCAATCAGTACTTGATAAATAACCATTTACCGATGTAGTTGCTTGCGCAATGCTAAATGCTCCGGTTGTATTGTTATAAGATAATGGCGATACTCCGCTTAAGCTTGTTAATGAGATTGGTGTATATCCTAATACTGTTGCGATGCTTTTATTTTTCCATAAGCTTGTCGCACTCTCATAAAATAAACCTTCGTTATTTGCAACACTTGAGATTAAAACATCATGAATCTCTCTTAATTCAAAGCCGTTTTGTATCTTAACATAAATCTCGCCATTGTTCATATTGGCTCTTGTAACTACTCCAATATACACTAAATGCGCCGGAGCAACGGGCTTATTTGCCAATCCAAATATTAAATTACCACTCACCCCAAGCCACACCGGATCACCCGCAACCGCCGTTGATGTATCAAGGCCCGCCAATAATCCTTCCGTAATAATTTGTCCTATATCATTAATTGCAAAGTTTTGAGATGCTAATCCCAATGTCTTGCTTGATGTTCCCTCGGTTGCATTTGATGCCAAAGAAACCAATTGATTTGTACCATTTGCACCACTTACATAAACTGCTTGTCCTTTATTTATTGCAACCGCTGCTTTGACTGTATCTCTTAATTGCTCGGTGTAATTATCAATCCATAAAGTGTCATAATTGGTTGCACTATTTTTAGCAAGCAATTGTCCTGTTGATCCTCCCGATGGCACTAATTGAGTGCTTAATGGGATTGTGTAACCGGTATCTAATCCAAATGCTAATGTTCCCGCGCTTACGATGGGAGAGCCACTTATTGTAAGTCCGGTTGGAACTGTTGCCGCAACACTTGTAACCGTTCCGCTTGCTGCAAGATCGGTCCATGATGCCGTGATTGTTCCCGCATCTTGTTGCGTTAATGTCAATGTTTTGGTAGTTGTACCACTTACATTTGCACTAACTATTGAATCGTTATAAGCCGTATTAAATTTAACCCAATCCGTGCTACTTAAAGCGCCGGTTGTTGATGCCGATGCCAATGCCAGGCTTAACACTTGAGATGCCAAGCTTAACCCATTAGCAGTGCCTATTGTCACCGCTGAATGTCTTGCAGCCGTATTTGCTGCCACATCCACATTATTTGAAACTCTTGTCTCGGTATAATATAATCTTGTTCCTTCCGCAATGTCGGTTGTTGTTAATACAACCGTTCCAACATATCCGTTAACACTTGTTACCAAATTGGTATCAATGTCGGTCCATGATGCGGTGATAATGCCTCCATCTTGTTGGTTTAAAGTTAATGTCTTTGTAGTTGTACCGCTTACGCTTGCACTTACAATTGAGTCATTATATGCCGCATCCCAGGTTGTTTGCTTTGCAGTTGTTGGCAAAGAATAACCGGAGGCATAATTTAACGCTAGCGTTCCCGCTAATGTTACAGGATTGCCACTAACTTGAAGGCCAATAGGAACACTCATGTCAACGCTCGTAACCGTTCCCGTTCCCGTTACGGCCTTGTTAATCCATTTAGTGCCATCATATGTAAGGACATCGCCGTTGGTACTGCTTACTAATGTTACATCACCAAGCTCACCAAGGTCATAATCACCATCAACCGCGATTATATTCCCGGTCCTTCCGAATACTGAATATACTGTTGTTGGTAGTGGATATGCACCATTAACTGTTGATACTTCAACAATTTGCTCGTTTACATTTACAATAACATCCCCACTCTCTACATTGATACTAATTTTTTCATCATTAACTAC